AATATGTTTTTAAGATAATCCATGCTTGGCAAGTACATCGTAAATGTTACTTCTGCCGTTTCAAATGTGCCACTTGGTCGACTAAAAGTACCGCCTAGTGTTTCACGCTCACGCATACCGCCTGTTAGCTCAACATTTACTTCGCTCAATAGTTCAGGTGGTATTACGTTTATACCTATAGCAACTTCTGCACTTCCGCCTAAAACTGTATTATTCATAATTAAATCTCCTTATATATTTATTATAACAACTCAATGCCTACGATAATTAACTGTTACGCCTAATCTATACACAACTCTTTCGTTTTCATCAACGCCAATATTTTCAATGTTTGTTATCTCTAAAAACTGTACATTTTTATAAACACGCTCACTAATATCTTCAACAATAGGTAGTGTACACATTTTTCCGTAACTGTCGCTAAATAGCGTTCGTAAATCTTCACATATACTCATGCCTAAAACATCGCTTTTGCCCCTAACATATAAATCAAAAGCCTGTGCAATAGTGTTCCTGCCATACTCTTGCCTACCACCCCTTGCAAATATTGCTATGCCGTTTACCCCTAATGGTAACTTCTCAAAAAATAAGTCGGTATCAATCGTGCCAAATCCGTTATCGCTCAAATACTGTAATACATGCAGTGTAATCATTTAGTGCCTAAATATCTGTTTAAGTTTCTAGCAGTCTTATTTCCGGCTCGCTCAAGGTATCTTAATGTTTGTGGGTTCTTTTTGTTTTTAAAATGTCTTAGCTTTGCATAAGGTACTCTTGAACCACCAAAACTAATATCATAATCTGCTTTGCCATTTCGACTAATACGCCCACTACCAGCTAAAGCACCAGTATCAAATGGTGCAAGTATAGTAGCTTCCCTGTGGATATCTGTTGCCATAGTAAGTACAGCTCTATCCAGCTTATTATCAATCGTTGATACGACTTGATTTATTTTATTGGTAACTGTGATGTTTCCCATGTTGCAATCTCGACTTTTTGTAATACAACCCTAATATGCTCAAGTTCGTTAGTTTCGAAGTTATAACCAAACGTCTGGGCTAATATCTCGTAATCTACAGGGTCTTTTGAACCTTGCCCAACTCTTACGCCATGTCCAACTAAAAAGCCTTTTAAATCGCCTACAAATGGCTCATCTGGCTTTATGTGTATAGTAGTTTCACTAGTCTTAGTTTTAACATCACTACCGCTTTGCATATCTCTTAACTTAATAATGCCGGTAGTGTCATAAATCTCGTCAATAGTTTTACCATTAACGCTAGTTTTTAATCGTAAAAACTTAAATGGTTTAGCTTTAAATGCAGTAAAAACGCTCATTATATAATTCACCGTTAGCAATTAAGTTTTGGTTACAGTTTGAGTATTTTGCAATTGTTAGCTGATTAGTATCTCTAAAACCGTCTATCATGGCACTATCGTTATATGTAATGCTAAAGTCTTCAACAGATTTTGATTTAATGCCCTCACTGCCAACTTCCTTAAAGGTAAGGTCAAACATCCTTGCCCTTAGCAAATTTAAGTCGTTAGGCATAACTAAAAAGCCCCAATCCGCATCAACTTCAACAGTTGCACCGCTCATGGGGCTATTAAATACAATCGAATTGTACCACTTGCCGTTTAAGATGTTGTTTTGCTGTTCAGTCCAACCTGTTACCGGTTGTCCGTTTATAGTAACTCCATATACAGTGTTAAATATATCTGTAAATAAAGTTCTATAATGCTCCCTAGTCTTAAACTTACGCTTGCCAATCTCGCAATCATAACGAACACATAGCAACTTCATTAAACGCTCGTCCGCTATATTCATATACAGATTTAGATTATCTACTTCTGCTTGTGATAGTTCACGCCCTAACAATTTTTCTAAAGTTGCTTGTGTCATTATGTTTTAAACCTTTTTTAATTAAGGTGCTACTGCTGTGGCTTTTAGTAGTGCAAAAGCTTCTTTTTTAACTGCTTTACCGGCAATCTCAACACAAGCTCGTAAAGCACTTGCGTCTTGGGTAAATAGGTTCACGCTTCCTACAGTTGCATGCTGGCTAAATAGCGTTTCAAGTCCGCCCCTAGTAACTAAATCGTATAAGCTAAATGCACCCATTACGACATCACCGTCTTCCATTTCGTTAGATAAGACTACGTTAAATGTACCTAATGCACCTGCGGTTACTTGCTGTCCAACTACCTTAAACACTGCGTTGCCAGTTTCATCTGTAGCAGTTGCAAGCTTGCCCCATGTAGCTCGGTTAGTAACAATTGATAGTTCTGCATCGCTCTCGATTAAGCCGTAAGCAGTACCTAAAGCTGATAGGATAGATGTACTCTTGTAAGTGTCATCAAACTCTACTTCTTGGTCACCGCCTGTTAGTAGTGGTACTAAACCTGTAGGTGCAAATACATCACCACCTGTGCTAGTTACACCGGCAAAAGTTAAGATAATGTTATCTTCTAGTCGTGAGTATTGACCGGCAATATATCTAACAATTTGGTCGTAAACTGCAATTGGTGTTTGTCTAGCAATCGTGTCATACCATGCAACGATTAAAGCGTGTTCTTTTGGCAATACTACAACAGGTGTCCATACTGGCTCATCTTCTGGCTTAACTTCTGTAACACCTACAGGCTTAAAACCTGTGCCGTTGGTTTCAACAATGCTTTTCCACTGTGTAGCACCTAGAATATCTATTTTGTTTACAAGCCGTCCTACATTGCCAGTAAGATTGTAAGCTTCAACAATATCTCGTGTTACAACTTCGCTCTGGTATAGTGCTGAACCCTCTGCTGGTGTGATAATCTTGCTGTCTAAACCGTCTAAATTAATAGCTTTTTCGTTTAATCTGGCAAGCTCGGCACTATCACCTGCGTGAAATGCCATGAACTGCTTTACAAATACTTCTTTTATTGCGTTTACGTCTTTTTTAAACTTTGGTGCAACTTCCTGTGCTGGTAACTCTGCTACAACTTGCTTTGCAACAATTTCGTCTGTCTTGCTCATCTCTTTGACTTCCTTTTCTGCTACTTCATCAGTAACTTCTACTTTAACTTCATCTTTTACGTCTACAACATCTGCAACTTCATCAGTTGCAACTACGTCATCGACTACCTGTTCTGTATCTGGCTTTTCTTCCATAATCTCACTTTCTGCTACTTGTTTGCTAACTGCTAATACTCTTGCGTCACGATTACTACCCTTAAAAACAACACTAAACTCTAGTAATTCTGCGTCATAGATTACACCGTCTGTGATATACCCTGTGCTGTAATCAAATGTACCGCTTATACTGTTGCCTAAATGGTCTTTTTTGGCTAGTTCATGAACTCGCATAGCTTCATCAACATCTGCTAAACCTGCAACGCCCTCAAGTTCACCGTCCTGATTAATAACTAAACTCCGTACACTGCCTATTTGTTTTTCAACTGACCAATTATGGTCTATTAAAAATGGTAGGTCCACTACATCGCTAGTCGTCAATTCATCTGCTCGCTTGTAGCCTTTTGGCTTAACTGGTATGCGTAATGATGCTGTATCTATAACTTCACCGTCACGGTCTATTGTTGGTGCTGTTCCAATAAACTTAATCCATTTTTCACCGTCCGGCTCGTTTTCAGTTACATACTTTGTAGCAAATTGTATATGTTTACTGTTGCTCATACATTACCCTTTTATTAGTGGCGTTCTATAGAACATTGCCTACTTTTAGTATAACAAACTATTATTTTTAACATTTTGGCTTTTTATTATCATCATTGCTATATAACGCTGTAATTGCACCTGCTAATGCACCAACACCGGTTGCACTAATTGTTGCTAATATCTCGCTTTTGGTTACGGCATATAAAATCATACCAACTAATGTCAAAATGCTTAGGCTTACAAGCAATACTTCGTTATTAGATTTATTTTTGCTCATTAACACAAACATATAAGTAAATACCGCTATTGATACAACTACAATTGCACCAATTACAGATATTTCAGCAGGGTTCATAGTTTCCGTTCTAATGATAGTGCAACATATTCAATTGTATATTCAGCCGTTCCACCTGTTTTTTTAGTTTGACAAACTAATAATTGCGGTGCTGTTGTTGCAACAATTTCTTGTGGATAGCCAAAAGTAAACGTCATCTGGTCACTAGTATCTTTTGCTTCTTGGCTATAGTTCTTCCAAGGGTTGATTGTATTGCCAATTTGCCACTGTACACTTTGACTTGTTGTTGGAAATCTATAAGATACACTAAACTCGGCTTTATATACCCCTGCTTCAAGTATAGGTACATTTAAGACAATTATTGTCTGCCAACCAGTTCCAATGCCTGTTATGTTTTCAGCAGTACCAAATATATAAAAAGGTTGAAATGGTATTGTCGGTATATCGCTTAAATGTGCTACAGTGCCAGTCTTATTAGGTAGATACGAGATATGGTCCTCTTGAATTGATAATGTCTTTAGATAATTTGTGTATGGGTGTAGCGATACGCCAAATTGCCTTGCTATTATCTTTTGTGCTTCTAATTGATTGTTGCTTTCATCATAAGTAAAAGTATTTTCTGCACCAAAAGCACCGTTTTTATTGTATTGAACTTCAGTGTTTGTGCCGGCAGGTGTACCACCACCTGCGTGAGTATCGACATAGTTTATTGTAGCTGTTGATAATGGTAAATCTACAGGGTTGCCCCATGCAGTGTCATAATCGTTATTGCTCAATTTTGCTAATAAGTAACCTTGATTACCGCCACTTGGAACACCAACACCATGCTCGCCCTGTATCCCTTGTACTCCCTGTTCGCCTGTATCTCCCTTAGGACCTTGTGGACCAACAATCTGACCAACATCAATCCAACTAGTACCACTCCAGCTAAATAAGTCACCAGTCAATGCACTAATCAATGCTTCACCGGCTTTCATCTGATATGGTGCTGTAGGTTGACCACCGCCAAAATAGCCTATTGGTATTAAACCATTACTCGGTAATGTGCTAGTGTTACCCTCAAATTCGCCAACAATAATAGCACTTTGTCCTGCAACTCCCTGAACCCCTTGTATACCTTGTATGCCCTGAACTCCTTGTATGCCCTGTGGTCCAATGTCGCCCTTATCACCCTTAGGTCCTACAGGTCCAGTATCACCCTTATCACCCTTACCGCTTAAAACGCCTTGATGTTGCAATCGTATTTTATTTTCTACCTGTTTTAAAATAATTCGGCTCATGGTTTACTCCAGTGTTTTGCAAACTATAACTTTAGGCAATTCGCAACTACCGTCCTGACAATTAGCGTCTGGTAATTTCTCAACATCACCGTTACTGTGGTTTACAGTAACCATATATTCATATTGACCAACTTTAATATTTGCAGTTTGAACTGCTGTAAATACTATTTCAGCAACTCCGCTTGTAAATGTTGCTGTTTGTTTTAGCAGTAGCGGTGCATCTGATGTATCTATAGCGTCAATAGTAAACTCTACATCTGTAGCGTCTGGTCTGTCGCTTTCAACGGCTATTCTTAGGGTTTCACCCTGCCTGATAGTAAAGTTAATCATGTTTTTGCTCCTTATGCTTAGGTTGCTTTTCAGGTGTCGTAAACTTATATGTTATGTTTGCTGTATCAGTATTACTAATAATTTTAAACTGAGTTGTCGCTTTACAATTTGAGTTACTGCATAGTAATTCACCAACTAATGTTTTTACTTCGCCTAAATATCTACCGCAATATTTGCAACTAATTTTATTCATCTTTTACCTTATATACTTCTAAACATGTACAGTTTGCATGTGCTAAAGCTGTTTCCCTTGATACAAAATCATTAACCATAATTCCACCGTCAACACCCTCAATAATTGCACCTAGCTCTAAAAAGTTGCTGTTTACTTCAACAGTTCTGCCGTTTAGTGCTAAACAAAACTCGCAAGCATCTGGATTTCTAGTAACCCACTCTTTTGTTATCGAATAACCGGTATCTTTTGCGATATTCTGCATTGATATAACACTAGCCTGACCGCTCGCAAGCTGTACTTCGGTTCTAGATAATCTATCAATCCTATACTGTGCAAAATCGTTTATGGCAAGCTTTTGTAGCTCTGTAATTATTTGTTGTTTACTTAGGTTTAGTGCGTAGCTGTTATCTAGCGTATCTCTGACTAGCTTTGCAGTTTGCTCATCAAAATACTTTGCAACGCCACTTAGATAATCGTGGTATAACTCTTTTTGTTTAGTCGTAAAATAAAATGGCAATATACTATCAATACTTAGTCCAGCCTCAAATACTAACTTCTTGCCGTTTTCGGTTTCGATATAGCCATAGATAGTAACTATACTTAGTAAAGCTTTTAGCATGTCATCAGTAAATTGCTTAGTGTAATCTTCGCTATTATCACCAACGCTCTTTGCAGTTTTTGTTAAATCTGTATTAGCTATTACATAATCAATATGTTGCTGTAAATGCGGTTGTATTATTGCTTTTAGCTGTTTTTCAAACTTATTTCTGTCTGGCTCGGTAACTTGTTTACTAACTGATTTATTAGCAGGTGCATCGTCAATTTGCTCATCTGTTGTAACTGTTTCGTTTTCTGGTTGCTCTGGTTGCTGTATTTTTACAAGGCTTAAATAATCATCATCTAAATCTAGTGCCTGTACTACGCTTGAAAGCTCATAACCCTGCATTAGCAGTTTTAGCATTGTATCGACTTCAGTTTGCTTTGTTTGTGCTTCAACTAGCTCTTCATCTGCTAGTTCCGGTGTTTCAAGCTCAAAAGATATTGCATAGCCTAACCCACCAGTTAAGCGGTTTAGTTCGTGCGTAAACTTGCTATATATCTTTAGTGTAAGTGGTCTAACTGTTTGCTCTATAAATATGGTCTGGTCGACTTTTACGCTTGCATAAGTATTATTATCGTTATAGCCACGTATGCTTGCAGGTACACCGTAAACACTGTCAATCTTTTGGTTCGCTTGGTCAAATAGCGTCTTTAAATCTAAACTATCATTACTTTGATTAAACGGTATCCACGTTATCTGGGCTTCTTGTGCCTTGCCTGATGCGTCTACCGGTCTGTAAGTATATGTAACATTATTATTACTACCTGCTCCCCTGTGTTTTTCCTGCAACTGATTTTTTATATCTCTAAAGTCATCAAGTGTCTTTGCAGTAATAACCATTTGTCCAGCCGGTACAGCACCATTTTCAAAATATCCAGCCTCATACTCTGCAACATAATCATCAATCTTAGTCCATTTTCTAACAGCTCTTGCAGGACTATAACCGGCACTTAGCTTATATGGATTTATGCCTTTTAAGATTATTAGCTCATTACGCTCGTAAATATCACCGTTACAATCTCTATAACTAATTACGTCATTATTAGTATTTACTGTTTCTCTTACGCCCTCTAAAAAAGTAAAGCCATAAATATTACGTTCAGTAGGTTTAGCACCTTTATAATGAACTTTGATGTACACCTTATCCCAAACTAAACTCATCACTGCAAGTGCTTCTCTAAAATCAATAGCACTCATATCTTGGTTAGGATAATTCAATACGTTTATGATATTTGCATTATTAACTACTTTGCCATTTGCGTTTACTGCATATGGCTGTACTAATAAAAATGCGTTTGCTATTGCACTTATACTGCTATAACCATTTTCAAAATCATCATGCTTATAACGCCCATAAGTTCTACTACCGCCAATTGCAGTCCAACCAATCGTGCTTAAATCAAGTATTTTTTTGTCGATATTTCTATTAAACAGCTTGTCAACTATGTTCATAATCAGGACTTCCTTATCTATTTTAATTTTAACAAATTAGCTATATATAATCTGTAGCACTTGCCCATTGTACAGTTTTCTGGTTAAACAGTTTATTAAGTAATGCAAGGCTCATAACTTCATCATCGTGAAATCCGTCTGGTGCTGAATAGCTAAACTGTCCATTAGGTCTTTGCTCGTAAGCATAAAGCGATAATTCATCTAGTAATGGCTCAATATCTGGATAATGTATTTCTTGGTTATCCATAGCCACTGATAAGTTACTCACTAGCTCTTGTTTGCTACTGCTCGTAAACTTAAAACCCTCGATATTAAGCCCTTTACTAGTTAAATCATCAAATACGCTGTCACCAACACCGGTTGCGTCAATAATGCCACTAATACACTTAAACTTATCGTAAACGCTTTGTATCCTAGCTTTTTGTAACACCCAATCTATCTGGTTAAAACGCTCGTGATAAACAACCTGCTTTTTATCTAAATCACCAACAAGTATCACTGTAAAGTCTTGATGTTTAGCAATATCTACCGCTAATCCATATTTTACGCCCTGTATAGGCTCTTGTATAAGCTCACCCGATATATTTTGCCTAATGTTTCTAAATACTGCTCCAGCACCGTCTATAAACTCGGCTAATACTTCTTGCCTAAAAGCTTCTTGTGTCATTGTAGACTTTGCTTGTTCAATCTCTTGTTCAGTCCAAAACGGACTATCGTAAGCTGTAAAATGATAAGTCTTATTTTTAGCACATAACGTCTTAAAGTAATTATTTCCTTTACATGTGCCTACAGCCCTAACGGTTGCGTTCTTCAGCATCGGTTGTAATGTATTTTCATAAAGACTTCTTTTTTTTAAAATAATTCCTGCCTCATTTAATAAAGCGTACTTATAACCAAAACCTTCCATACCCTCCGGACGTTCTGAACTGCCAAAATCTATATAACTACCATTATGCAGATGTAATACTTTTTTTTGTGCGTTCCATTTACAATCAGTCCATAGGTTCATTTTTGTTAATATAGGTTTAAAATATCTTTCAATATATTTATCAATATTCGCATGTCTAGTATCTACATATAAAGCAGGTGAATTTGGATTATTTATGACTTGGACTAGTAGCCATACTACAAAATTGTAAGTCTTGCCAATTCTTCGTCCAGCCTTTATACAAACTAATTTCGTAGTATCGTTAAAAGCCTCCGCTAAAAATGAGGGTATTTGTATAACTGCTTTTTTGTTTTCACCCATTAGTACCAGCACCTAACATTAATCTATTTCGCTTATTATTGGCTTGTTCTTTTGGTGTTGCCCACCTGCAATTTACAGGCGAGTAGTGTCCATTATTGTTTATCCTATCTACCGTATGATATTTTGTCGGTCTATCTCCCATATCATTTATAAAATTATCAAACCCATATATACCTAACCACCTATCGCATATTTTTATCCCTCTTTCGCCATAGTTTTTATATTTAGGGTTCTTAGGGTTTAAACATCTTTGCTTAATATTTTTATAAGTATTAAATAAATAATGATTAGTTCTACCATTATATTGATTACGTTTAATAACATTTATATCACCATATTTAAGTAGTTTTTTGTAATGTGATAGGCAATAACCTTTTATCAAATATCTCTTGCCGTTACTATGTAGCTGTCCGAGTTTATTGCAGTACAGGCTATTACAATTCGTTCGGGTCTGCGACAAACTCAATTATTGCTCCCTTAATTGTTTCACCGTTTGAAGTTAGGTCTACATGTGAACCATAGCCGTTTTTAGCTAACCAATCCATAGCCTTAGTATCACCAGCCATAGCTTTAGTCATAGCTACATAAACAATAGCTCTCCAGCCGTTGTTGCCGTAAAGTTGTTTAAGTTGCTCTTTATTTTTTAAGGTTGTTTTATCCCAATCTATGTTTTCGCCAATTTCTCGGATTAAGGTCGATAAGTGCTTACTGCCCTTTTTATTAGTACCACCCTTAGCACCCATTTCTTGCGCGTTGGCTTGTGTAAACTTCTTTGCATTTGGTATACCACTCATATCGCTATTATATCGCTTTATTTTTCATTCCAAAACAACCATTCTATACGCTTACTGCTTTCCATACTTTTTGAACTATTTAGCGTCGTTCTGTGATTTAGTGCTAAAACAGGTTTTAATTTAGAAGCATAACTACTTAGATAAACTGGTGCATTTATTTTTTCAATCCAACTATACAAATCATTATAGTTTATGGCATTTATATAATCAGCAGTTGCTTGATA